AACTTTTACGCCCTCCGCCGCCTCAGCTACGCCCTCCGCCGCCTCGGCTACGTCTCGCCAAGACTTGTCCATGCCGTCTGACCTGCGGGACAGCGGTGCCATTGAGCAGGAAGCGGATCTCGTGATCTTCGTTTACCGGCCACAATATTATATCCAAAACGAGGAGTTCGAAAACAACCCTGCCGGAAATGTACGAAAATACGCACACCAAACGCTGATCGACAGTACCGAGAATAAGGTAGAGCTCATTATCGCTAAGGCTAGGATGGGGCCGACCGACACCATCCATCTTCGGCTCGACATTAAGGCCGGGGCAATTATGGAGGAGGACACCCTACAATGAATATTAATTATCAAGCGACTAGCAGAGAGGCGTGGCGCTCGTTTCTGCCTGACAGCGCGAAACTGGATCGGTTAATTATGAAGAGCCTTGAGGATCTTGGCGAGGTGACTTGCCAAAGAATTGAGGGTTACATTGACCGTGACCATCAAGCTGTGTCTGGAAATCTGCGGCATCTTGTTGAAAAGAACTTGGTTGAGGACTCGGGCCGACGGGGAAAAACCCGCTCCGGGCGAAGCGCTATTCTTTGGAGGATCGTCAACCCAACAGACCAATTCTCGCTCGGTTTATAAATGAGGCGTTGCCTTCTATCCATCGTATTTAGTATATACTACAGTTGTGCTGTGTTAATTATTGTAACGTCGACGCTAATGTTAGCGCTGGCTCAAGCGCTGTTCTGGTCAACTCAGGAAGTTTCCAGGAAATGGCACAACAGAAAATGGCTCTCTCCGAAACAAGTCAACTGACTATTGACGTCAAGAGCTTGATCGGAATACTAGCTGCTATACTCTCTATCGCCGGCGTCTATTTCACGCTTACAGCGGAGCTGTCGCAGCTCCAGCTAGACACTATTCGAATGCAGGATAACGTCGAAATAAACTCTGAATTCCGTATCCTGTGGCCGCGTGGAGAGCTGGGCGCCCTGCCCGACGACGCCGTGCAAGACCTCAATATTCAATATCTCACTAAAAAATTAGACCAGCTCCAGTCCGAGTATGACCTCCATATTGACCAGCACCGTGAATGATCCCGACATTGAAGCGGCCATGGCCTTGTTGAAAAGGCTGCTGATTTCACAAGTAGAATTGGCTAAAGAACTACCGGCGGCGGAGTCATCATCGCTGTTAACAAGCTGGAAAGATTACGTTGACGACCTGTCCGAGCTGATCGACCCCTGGAACATGCGTCAGCTTATCCAGGCCGTCCTTTACCCTCAAGAGGTTACATCAGAGGTTTTCGAAAGTAGCAATTTTTCTGAGGCAACCCCTCATGTGGAAATGTTCATTTCGAATTTGTTACTTGGCGCGTCAAAGGACGACGAACTCGATATTCAATCCTATCAAGTATTGTGCGCTCTCGCCTCATTTTGTGTCCGCGAATTCGGGCACCGATACAATCTCGGAGTCGCGTCAACAATTCTGTCGGAGGATGATTTGGATGATGAACTTCATCTACAGGCGTTTGTAGATAAGCAAACGCTGGAGGAACACACGGGATTCGACGAGTTGGAAATTATTCAAAGTCTCGGGCTCCTTGAGAAACAAGGCTACGTCAAATTTCTTGGAGACGATCACTACGAAATAGGATGGCGCAACAATGTCATTTACATCCACCCTGGAAATAGGACAAACCAATAATGGCTGTCGATGAACTTAACCGTGTTGTCGAAGACCCTCCCGCAGGAAGTTTTGAATGGGTTGAAGGTAGGCTTATTCATGCCGCCTCGGTTTATAGGGATTCAAAGTCTAGGGGTTTGGAGTCGAGCCTCTGCCAATTCGAGATGGTACGCGACTCATTTGTTGATGTGCCCGATGAATTCAAAGCACGCAGAAACTGGACACCGAATGATATCACCCTCGCCGACGAGACAGCAGGGTGGTTGTCGCACATTCATCCGTCGGATCGGCGGAAGCTTGTCTCAGTTACGCTTTTCGTAAAGACATTTGCCGTCTACGGCATGTGGGAACGAGTAAAAGCCCTCCTTCGAACCTCGCGTTCGAAATCAACGCTGCGCCGACACTACCGCGCGGGGATACAGGAGCTTGTCGATCATTTAAAAACAGGGGCCTAATGCGCCTCGGGGGGTCCGAACGCATCAAGGCCCCTGTCTCTATATTGGGCTGCCGAAAGGGAGCGCACGACGACCCGATACAATATCAATTGCAGTTAATACTCTCAGGGTCAGGGTCACCCTGGCAAACACGGGCATCGGCCCGCATCGTCGAATATTCTCCTAGCGCTCTGACCACACTATCTGGAAGGCCAGCTATATCACGGGATAGCTCACACCTGGCAGAGGGCTCCCAAGCAGGAACCGGCGGACAAGCATTGCTACCATCCGTCGCGCAGGCGCTTAGCAAGACTGCCCCTATCACGAGGCTGATTGGCGAGGTTTTCACGTTGCTTGTCCTTAGCCTTGTTGTTTTTCTCCGACAGCTTCAGCTTATATCTGTTCACTGCCGACTTGCCGATAAACCAGACCGCGCCCATCGCCAGAGCGGCTATTATGCCCCACTGCACTAGTGGGCCGACCAAACCGCCAAGCATTATTTAAGAACGACGGGCTGCTTAGTCTTTACGCGAAGCACGACGTTGACGACGGCCATAATCGCAGTGACGACAGACAATTGCATTTCTGGCGTAAGCCCAATGTCAATTCCAATGGCGCCCGTTATCGCACCAATTCCTGCAAGAAGGTTGACCCATAAGGTCTTGCTTTCAAACCACTTTTTCGCTTCCATGTTAAGCTCCTTTTGTTAAATAGTAGTGTATTCTAACGCACAGCTCGCAACCTTAACGTCGCCAGCAGTGTCCGAGCCAACGCCCGTGTTGCGAATGAACTTTATAACAACCCGATCACCCGCGGCCATGCTATCGTCGTTTGCCAGCGCAAGGCTTATTTCGTCAGGATATCCCGCCGTTCCAGGCACGGTGGCTGCCCCAGCATTCACAGTGTCAAAAGAAGCAGTCTCTACGTCGGCGCTGTCACCATCACTCGTCGCCATGACGGCGACCTCTATTCCGAACGTGCCGGACGTGGCACTTGCGGAGTAGGGCACTTTAATAATCGCTGAAGAGGCATAGTTCACCGGGCATCGGAACGCCCAGTACATTACCTCGTCAGTCCCATCATCGAATAACGCCTGCCACTCGCCGGTTGCCGAAATAAATTCCAGTCCGGGTGGATTGCTTGCGTCAAGTCCCTGCGGCACAACAGGCAGAAATATAGTTCCAGTCGCCATAATAAGCTATCCTTTCACGTACCGGGCATAAGCGTCAATGAAATCTGTCTCGGTCGCTTTGCCCGCCGTGGTATTCCATCGACGTTTGTAGAGCGCCGCAAGCTGCTCAATGTCATGCGCATTTTCGGGCATCGGCTCTGGAAATCGGTAATAGTGAAGCCGAGCGGCGACAATAGAGTAGGCAAGGCACCCAGATAGGGCCTCAGGCCGTTTTAAAGCCCGTGGGCGCAGTATCTCTAGTGCATGGCGCAACTCTGGCTTGTAAGCTAGATAGTGCGTGTACAGGTCGTCTAGGGTAGCGGGTTCCATTTGGAAAAACCCGAGAGCGGGACCGTTCACTTGATACAGATATTGGAAGCCCCCACTTTCATGGGCGGCTGTACCCAGTAAAAGGTTTTCTGCTGCCAGAGAATAGAGGTTGGGGGGACTGCTTTTTAAGGTCTCTCTGATAAGACGGCGGAGTTGATCGGACCTCATTTACCGGGATCTAATTTGACCAAGCCGCTCCTCGGCTTTTCTTATCTGCCTCTCCAAGGAAATCTTGGCACGTCTCAGCACTTCGTCGTCTGGCGCCGCAGTCGAACGGTGGGTAGCATCAGACTGCCTGTAATATAGCCGCTCTAGTCGGTCTTCCGTTTCGACCTCTTCGAGAGAGTCAATTCTTTGCTGCGTTGCAGCATCGCCAGCCCGAACTTCCGAGACAACGGCGACACGTAAGTTATCAGGCAAGGCGTAATAGGCTGTGATTGCGCCCATCAAAACGGCCAGGCCACTAGCGCCCGCAACGACTTTTTTCGTGTTCATCCCCAGGGCCTACCGCTTACAATTAAATATCCGAGCACCGCCAAGAGAAGGCCGATAATTGCCCAGGTTGCCTTTCGGTTCACCGCATAGATATTGTCAACTCGCTTATGCACCCTTGCAAAGCCTTTTTCCATGTGGCTAAGGTTTTCACGATGCTGAGTGGTGTTCTCTGAACGATGGGCGCTTAGATCCTCTCGCAGAAGCGTAACGGTTTCCTTGACGCCATCAATTCGACCGTGCGCGCGCTTGGCCTCGCTAATTGCCTCTGTTATTTTGTCGGCCATCTGCTGATATTACTTTTTAAGCGCCGACACTTCGGACTTCAGCGCTGCTATCTCACGGCGGATGCGATCCATCTCAAGCTGCATGAACTCAACCGGTCTATACCCAGTAAGCCCGTCCGCAACCACATTTCCGTCTTCGTCCTTCGGTTTTACAAACAACGATAAATCACCTGGATCAATGCCCTCTGCCCTAAGCTCCTTCTCCAGATCGTCGGCTATAATGCCAAAGTGAGTCCGCGCCTTTGCGCCCTTCGCAGAGACGGCTGTTTTCAGCTTGTAGGCTTTGAAGGGAACCCGGCCGACCGCGTTAAGAAGGGAAGTCTCTGGGTCAGAAAACTGCTCCTTAGTTCTTACATCCGATGTCTGAACGGTGCCATTAGTTGCATATAGATCGTCCATCCGGTGAGACGCGTCCCCCAGATCGTAGGCATCGTCAACGATCGGCTTCAGATCTGCGCCAACCGTCACGGCATTAGGCAGGACCGCCCCAGTATGGTCCGTTGCCCCGTTCAGCCCTGCGAACGTAAAGGAACCGGCGGTGTCATATGTCAGAGTGATATAGATATCGACCGCATTGGACGTCACAGACGTTCCGTTGTTGACGATATTACCGCCGAAAATTACGGCAGAGCCGCTAACCACCGGAATTGCAAGAGCCAACTTACCGAATGAATTTATGGTCGTCATGCCGATCAGTGGTCCGCCACCATCGGTTGTCTGGCTTAGTCTATAATGGCCCCTAGAAAACCCGGCTGGAATCACGCCATCTAGCATGGCATCGACGGTCAGCGTCCCATGGATGTTTGCGATGTCAGCGAGTGTGAACTTAAACCACTGTTTCGTGGTGTTCTCGTCAATGCCCTC